AAGTACATAAATTTTCTGACAGTATAGGTTGGGATATCGATATTGACGATATATTTGTTGCAAACAGTTGGGCAGTGTTAAGTAAACAAGGAGCAAGTACACATAAACCGCACATACATGCAAATACACTATTAAGTACAGTCTATTATTTACATGCACCTGAAGGTTCTGCTCCATTAGGATTACTTCAACCTGATATAAAGTGGCAACCATGGCAACCTGACTTTAAACAACGAACTGTAGACACTGAAGGCGAATTTTATGTTCCTGCTAAAACAGGACAGTGCGTAATTTTTAGAAGTGATATTCCGCATATGACAGGACAAAACAATTTTACAAATAGAACAGAGTTACAAGAACGTATTGTTATACCATACACTTTTAATCTAAAGAATTTAGGTAAAAACTCTAGAGGTAGACATTATGGAATCTAATACTATTGGATTATTTCCGACAGGATTTGTAGAATTTAAACTTGATATTACAGATCAGGATATTCATAATATGATTGATGCTGTAGAGTGGACAAATCATAAGCAAGGATTTGAAGAATTTCCTATGTATCAGATTTCTAAACAAAATCTACAAGAAGATGTAGCATTTGAGCCTTTTACTAAAACAATTATTAAGTGTGGATTAGAATATTGTAATAAAATAGGTTATCAACCTGAAAATTTATACATTACTAGTATGTGGATGAATAAATTTAGCAATAGTCAAAGTATTGGTCCACATACACATACTAACAGTTTATTAAGTGGAGTATATTATTTGAATAGTACACCCGATCAAGGTGGTACAGAGTTTTATAATCCGATAAGTAAAATGAGAAATACAATTAGTGTTACTAGAGATGGAAATAGTCCGTTTTTAACAGATAGAATAAGCAGTAAAGCAGAGCCTAATAAATTAATATTATGGCCTAGTTATATTGAACACAGAAGTGAAAAAAATATAACACCTAAGCCTCGCTACACTCTTAGTTTTAATATGTTACCGACTAAATTAGGAAATCAAGAACACTTTAACTATGCGGAGATAAAATGATTAAAAATATTTGTATATTAGGTGGCGGAACAAGTGGATACTTAACAGCCGCATATTTAAGAAACACAATACCAGGTGCAGTAAAGATACAACTAATTGAAAGTAGTAAGATTGGTATTGTTGGAGTAGGAGAAGGTACACAGCCTTACACTACAGAGTTTTTACGTAAGTGTGGATTACAGCCAGTTGATTGGATGAAATCTGCCAGAGCAACATATAAGTTAGGTGTAGAATTTAACGGCTGGAGTGATGAGCCTTATTTTGTAGACAATGACGATTATGGAAGTTTTGTATTAGGTCCTGAAATTCCAACATTTAATTATTGGTTAGGTAAAAGTAAAAAAGAATTTTTCAACTTTGTACAAAGTTATAAACTTGCTAAAGCAAATAAATCTCCAAAACTAAGTCATGTTATGGATTTTACACATGGGTTCCTTACACCATCATGGGACGCTGTACACTTTGATGCACATAAAATTGGCGAAGCAGTAAAAGAAAATATTAAAGATAAAATTGACATTGTTGACACAGAAATTACTGAAGTAGATACGTTTGAACAAGGTATAAAATGTTTACGTGATGCTTCTGGTGCTGAATACCACGCAGATTTATACATAGACTGTAGTGGATTTAAAAGTTTATTATTAGGAAAAACATTAGGTGTTAGATATATAGACGAAAGTGAAAATTTACCATGTAATAGAGCAGTTGCTATTCCTACACAATATACTAATCCACAAGAAGAATGTCATCCTTATACAAAAGCAACTACTATGAAAAACGGTTGGCGTTGGACTATTCCAACTTATGATCGTATTGGTAATGGCTATGTTTACAGTGATGCATACTGTTCAAAAGAAGATGCAGAAGCAGAATTACGCGAAGCAATTGGCGAGTTTGATGCTCCTGCAAATCATTTAGAAATGCGTATTGGTACACACGAAGGTATTGCACACGATAACGTAGTAGCAATAGGATTAAGTGCAGGATTTGTAGAACCATTAGAAGCAACAGGAATAACATTTACTACAAAGTCAGTTGAATTTTTAGTAGAGAGTTTAAGATTTAGTGATGGTGCATGGGGTAAGGATAATTTACATTATATTAACAATCAATGGTTATCAATGTACTATGAAATTAGAGATTTTATTTTTACACACTATAAATTTGCTTCTAGAAAAGACACACAATTTTGGAGAGATGTTACAAGCAAAGAACTTCCTGATACATGTAAGAAAAGATTAGAAATGTTTGTACCTGGTCCAAAGGATAGTATGTTCTTACCTGGGATCACTAGTATGTTTCATACAGGACAATGGTTTGAAATGTTATACGGCAGTGACTTTTATGACAAAAGTATTTCTTTTATGAGTGATGATTATTTGAAATATTCAGAAAGTTATGTTGATAGTGAAAATTATCGTATAGATCGTACAATGCGTGACTTAGACAACCATTATGACTATCTCACAAAATGGTATAAGAACATATAAATAGTTGTATGAGCATGATTAAAAGATTTTATACAACCAACGTATATGAAGTAACAGACGTCACAGGTGATGTAAGTTTTAGAATGGGGCCATTCTTTACTGAACAAGTAAGAATAGCAACAAGTAATTCAGCATTTCATTTAAGATTTACAACAGATGAAAATTCACTAAACGAATTAATTACTGCTGAAACTTATGATCTTATCATTCCACCTAACTGTATTGAAATAATGCCAAACGTTCGTGGTGGGTTTATTGCAGTTAAGCCAATTAAATACGGCGAAGATAGTACGTTTGTAGACGCTAAAATTTCAATTACTGAAATCGATTTGCTCTATGACGCAAGAAGATAATTTATATAAAGTTTTAGGCGTTAACGCTAGTGCTTCTCAAAGTGAAATTAAAGAAGCATACAGAAAATTGTCTATGAAAACTCACCCTGATAGAAAAGGTGATCCAAAAGTTTTTCAAAAAGTTAAAGAAGCATATGATATATTAAGTAACCCTGATAAACGCAGTCGTTACGATATAATGATTAACCTTGTGCGTATTAGTGGGCCTGACATTCAAGTTGTAGGCGATGATAAAAGTATTAAGTTTGAAGTAAAACAGGGTATGGGTACTGTTACAATTACTCCTAAGTAAATTTTTTCTTTACATGAAAGTTCTTTTTATAAGCCTCGTCACCAGAGTTTCCTAATACTCCTTGATGACTCTTCCATTCGTTCCAATCTGTTGTACCAACTTCCATTTCCCAATCTTGTCTTTTAAAAGGAATAACTTGTACCATTGGAGTTTTAGTATCAAAATTAAATTCTCCTCCTAAAGGCGTATTCATTATAAAAGGAAAATTAACAGGAACTCTGTATGAGTCTGTATCAACTATACCACTCAACATATGATATTGATCATTTGGAACATTTAGTGGGTGAGTAAAAAAGCAACTCCAACCTGGTGGTGTTTCAATAATCCACGGACTAGCAAATTTTAATACAGGTTTGCCATACCACGGAGCATTTTCAAACTGCCCAATAGCATGTGAACTCATAAACATTGATCCTTTACCTGTTTTAGAAACTTGTGAATCTGTAATACGTTTAACATTAAGTGTAGAACAAAAATTAATTATATACCCCGATGTTATTGCATCTAAAAATGGTGGGCATTTCTTAATAGTAGGCATAGTATCAATAGGACCTCCTAATGGTTTAGTTTGTTTAAACCAATCAGGTACCATCTTTGTAGCAGGCATAGGATCAGGAATTTCTTCCCAATCTTCAAATTTATCAACAACTACTTGTTGTGCTGTTAAACTATTAATTGCTCCGGGGGGTTTAGTAAATTTAATCTTCAGTTTGTCCATTGTAGTAGTACTTATTATATAACTATTTGTATGAAGAATGAACTGAACATTAGCGGTATCTTTCCAATACCAATTGCAACCACAACTATTGATCTTCCAGATATATCCAAAATAAATTGGGTACAAGGTGATAATTTCTTACAAAGTGAAGATGACTTACATAAAAAAGATTATATGAAAGATACTGTAAAAAGTATTTTAGATAGTGCATGTGCATTTAGTGAAACAGTAGGTTGGAGAAAAGAAGAATATTTTATTACTCAGATGTGGGGTAATAAGTATGCACCAAACACTAACGAAAAAGAAGGTGGAAATATCTATTCACATTTTCATTCAAATAGTTTAATAAGTGGTGTATTGTATTTTGAAGAAAATACTCCAACTAGAATCTACAATCACGATAAAACAAGACAAATTATAAAAACTAGTAGTGCAGAAAATACTGCATTCACAAGTGAAATATTTACTATCAATGCTATGCCTGGAAGATTATTATTATTTCCAAGTTATCTAGTACATGATAGTCAACCAAGCGATAAAGAACGTGTAACTATTGCGTTCAATATACTTCCAAAAAGTTTAGGTATTAAGATGGATTATAACTATCTTGATTTATCAAACGTAACTTAAACAATTAAATCTAAAACTGTTTGTAACTTGTCTTTTATTACACGATTTTGTAATGTATTACGCAATCCTACGTGTAATGGTTTAGGCCAACAATTAACATTAGTCCAAGCATAACCACTATGTTCGTCATTTAATGTAGGAATGAATTCATTATCAATAATAGCAAGGTATGTATGAAAATGAAACTTACTATCGTTTGATGTAAACATTTCTAAAGGAATAACTTTTTTAATTGTTGGAGTTTTTCCAACTTCTTCACTTATTTCACGTTCAAGTGCTGTCCACGGAGTTTCATTTCCTTCAGCCATTCCACCAACAAGTCCCCACTGTCCAGCAGTTTTTGTTTTAGTTCGTTCTAAGAATAGAAATCGTTTGGTATTACGAGCATAAAATAATGCTCCACTGCAAACAATGTTTTTATCTTTTATAGTACTAGTCGCCATGACCCTTTTAAATACTCACCTTCATAACTTTTTAACCAGGCGCCAGCATCATTTGTGAACTTGTACTGTACTCCTGTATATGTATTAGTTATGTAGACAGGGGTCTGTGCTACGCTAGAATCGGCACGCTCATCATTAGAGCCTGCATCAAAAGTAATTTCCCAGTTGCTTCCATTCCATGTAATGATATCGTTTGTACTTGCTTGTACAACTGTACCATCTGCATTTTGCCAAGCATTCATATTAGAATCTGAACTGTCATTCTTTAAGTGTTGATGTATGTCATTTAGAATTAGATAACGTGTACCTTGTGCTAGGTTGTCTAAGTCTGGATTAAATGTTAATGGATCAATTATAGCATCAATAGTTCCTCTACTAGCAACACTGTCTGTAAGAATTGTGTTTCCAGGCACTGTATCACTATCAAAGTTTAAAACTATTTGTGTGTCATCAGTTGGATTTACACTTGCTGTTGCAACTATTTCGTTGCCGTCTGCTTTTGCTAATCTTATTGTACTTAACCCTGCTCTAAATTTGCCTGGATATTGATCTAATAGTTTAAACCAACTAACAGCCTCTCCGGTTCTATCAAAGTTACCTGGTGTTGGTTCTGATACTCCTTCAGCAGGTGCTAATAATTTAGCAGTATTGTTTAATACTAACAAGCCAAAGTTTCCTGGTGTAACATTGACTGTTGCCATTGGATCAGCGGCGTCAATAATACCGTCTGAAATACTTCCTGTTTCGTCAAATACACTCATTACAATTTTTTCAATTACACCTAACTGTTTTACTTTTGCTGGAGGTGTAATCCATATAGGCATTGTAAATGTAAGTTCTCCAATATCAATTTCTGTTTCTGTTCCTTGAGGAATAGATCTAGTACTAAAGTTTACACTTTGAAGTTCAATTAAACTTAAACTTGTCCAGTCAACATAGTTTGCTGTGCTTTGTATTTCTAAACTAGGATTAAACAATACCAGCATTTGTTCCATAATTTGTAATTTTTGATCAGTGTTAGTACTCCATACATCACATTTCATTTGCAAGTTAAATGGTACAGGCATTAATCTTTCAACTGTATATCCTGGTCCTTGTGCAGAGGTATATTCACCTGTAGTAGCATCATAATCTCTTTCACGTAAATGAACTTTACTTACATGAGTTGGATTTTGTACTCTGTCTCTTGCATATTCTAATCCTGTTATGTAACAACTAACACGAGGAGCACTTACAACTTTGTTTTCACTGTTGTCTCTAATAATATGTGCTACTTGTCTAGTAAGATTTCCGTAACTTGTTGGTATCTTACGTAAAGTGCCTGCACTATCTTTGTAACTAAAGTTACTCATAACACGAACAAACTGTGTTACAAAGCGTCTTATTTGTCCATCATAAAAATGTTGCATTAATTATCTGCCTTTGGTTTAAGTACTTGTGACAATGCTTGACGTTGCTCAACTTCTTTATTATTAATTGTTTGCTTCTTGTCATTATTAACAAAAGTACCAATTTGGTTTTGTGCAGTATCGCTACTTGGTGTTTGTACTCTTACATTATCCTCAAATTTAGTCCATCGTCTTCCATTGTATCTAAACAATCTGTTTGGAAAATAATCTGTTCTAAGAAAAAATTCACCTTCTACAGCACCTTGAGGAAACTGTGAACCAAATCCGTATGGTTTTCCGTTAGTAGGTAATCCATCATCTGTTAAGTAACCAACATAATAGTTGTTTTTAGCAGATTTTAAAATTGCACTTGCATCTAATTTAGTAGTATCTACTTTAATATCTGTCTGCGATCCTTCTTCAGTTAACACATTACCACTGTCATCAGTTGGTACTACAAAATATTGTTTTGTATCATATCCACCTACTACTGGTTGATTTGGATCTCCAGTTATATCTTCATTTGCTTGATTCAACACTGCTTCGTTAATCTGCATTTCTTTTTCGTATGTTGATAAGACATCACGTATAGTAGATCCTGTTCCTTCTCCACTATCTTTATCAAAAATTTCTTTAAATTCTTGACTATCTAATATCGGTTTACATTTTGCTCTTAATAAATGTGGATACCAAGTTTGACTGAATCCTTCACTCGGACGACTTACATCTTCTATTACATAAAAACGTTTAAGTGAAACACCATAATCATTAAGTGCATATTCATCTTTTAAGTGTGGTAGTTCTAATACATCACCACTCATTAATTTTCTACCTAAATTTTCAACACTGTTATTCATATGAAATGTTATAAAAATAGTATCATTTTGTAAGAACATTCCAAATTGTGAAAGATCAAAGTCTAAATCTTGTACGTTGTAAATACCGCGGATAACATACACATCATCTGAATATTTTCTATCTCTATTTTCTAAAAACAATAAATCTTGTATTTTTGTCTCAGGTATATCGTTTGTTCCATAAGGTTGACTTGGGGTGCTTTTATCAGCACCAGGATCGATAGGACCTTCGTACTTGTGTATGAATATGTCTGTACCGCCTACTTGAAAGGATTCGTTAACATTCCTGTCTATAAAGCGATAATCTGCGGATTTCTCCGGTTTATATAAACTGAGTCTGGGCATAGTAATTGTATTTATAGAATAAATATCAGTAACAAGGGAACTGATTATCATGCCAAAAAAACTAATTAACACAGGTACAAGCAACGACTCCGGAAACGGAGATTCTCTACGCAGTGCTTTTACTAAAATCAACGAAAATTTTAACGAATTATATACACTTACAGGTTCTAGTAACACAGCATCAGAAGTAGATATCAAAGGCAGTGTGTTTGCTGATGATAGTACTTTAATTGTAGATGGTGTAAATGGTATATTAAATGGAAATTTAAACGGTAATGTAACAGGTAATGTAACAGGTAATGTAACAGGTGACTTAACAGGAAACGTTACGTCTACAACTTCTAGCAGTAGTTTTGCAAATTTAGCAATTACATCTACACTTGATTTAACAGGTGCTTCAGTTTCAAGCGATGTCAATTTTGGTACAAATGATTTAACAGGAATTAATAATATTACAATTGGCGGAAACTTATTAACATCTGCAATGAGTCCGTTACTAGCCACAAGTTCACATGGACAAAATTTAACACTGGCAGGCGGACAGTCAACATCAGGTGACGGTGGTGATGCAATTATTAATGCTGGCTCAGGAACAGGAACTAACGGTAAAATTAAAATCGGTGGTTCAAATACTGTAACAATTACAATTGGTGATGGAAGCAATACAGTAGATTACCCAAGCGGCACAACAGTAGATTTTACAGGTGCAACAATAACAGGAACAAGTTTCTTAACAAGTGTAGCGTTTGCAGATTTAACAAGTAAACCGACAACTATTGCAGGTTATGGAATTACAGATGCTATATCATCTGCTTCCCCGGCATTCACAGGTGCAGTAGACTTTACTGGGGCAACAAGCGTTGACTTCACTGGGGCAACAATATCAGGAACAAATTTCTTAACAAGTGTACCAGCACAATCATTCGCAAGTTTAACAGGCAAGCCAACTACAATAGCAGGTTATGGAATTACTGATGCATTGGCATTGGGTACAAGTAGTACAACAGCACTTGCAGGTGATACAGCATTGTTTGATGGAGCGTTTACTTCACTTACAAGCAAACCAACTACAATAGCAGGTTATGGAATTACTGATGCATTGGCATTGGGTACAACTAGCACAACTGCTCTTGCAGGTGATACAGCATTATTTGATAGCACAACATCTAATGTGGCAATAGGACAGAGTGCATCGGCAGGTGCAGAAGCAGTCGCAATAGGTAAAGGAACAGCCGGTGTTGGTGATTATGCACAAGCAATAGGTAACAATGCAGGTAACTCAGGACAAGGAGTAGCCGCAGTAGCATTAGGTAGTCAAGCAGGGGAAACCAGTCAAGGTACAAAAGCAATAGCAATAGGGCAGTATGCAGGTCAAACAACTCAAGCCACAAACGCAATAGCAATTGGTGAAAAAGCAGGTAACGTTGAACAAAGTATAGAATGTATAGCAATTGGTAAAGACGCTGGCGCAGGTGCCTCAGTAACGGCAACATACGTGAGTGGTGGAGTAAGTGGTGATCCAATTACAATGGTGGTTGATGATACTACTGGTATTATTGCTGGTATGAGAATTACTGGAACTGGGTTCACTTATACTTTGTTAGAACAACAACAAAAAGTACTCAGTGTTGATAATGCTACCACAATCACTATAGATGCAATAGCAAACAATGGAACACCATCAGGAACTTTAACTTTTAAATCTGCACAAGAATTTTATTCAATAGCAATAGGAAGTAGTGCAGGATTAACAAGTCAAAATGCAGGCGCAGTTGCACTCGGATACCACGCAGGTATGACAGCACAAATGGGTGCCGTTGCTGTTGGTAGTAGAGCAGGTGAAGTAACTCAAGGTAATGGCGGAGTTGCAGTAGGTGTAGATGCAGGACGTACTAATCAAGGACTTCACGGTATTGCAATTGGTAAGTTTGCAGGTAACAGTAATCAAAGCCAAAAAGGAATTGCAATTGGATATCAAACAGGTGAAACAAGTCAAGGTGAATACTCAATAGCAATTGGTGAAAGAGCCGGTGAAACCAATCAACATGCAAACAGTATTATACTTAACGCATCAGGTAGTCTATTAAATAGTGTCCAAACAGATCAGTTTATAGTTAAACCAGTTAGAAACGCAGGTGGTACACACAGTTTAGAATATGATCCAACTACAGGCGAAGTTACATATGACACAATTGGGTTCTCAGGTGCGTTTACAGACTTATCAGGCAAGCCAACCACACTTGCTGGTTATGGCATTACAGATGCGGCAAACACTTCAGCAGAAACAACATTTACAGCAGACGTAAAATTTGACACAGGTGTTGAAGAAAAGTTTGCTACACTAACAGGTAGTACTGGTGTTACTACAATGGATTGTGCGAATGGTCACATTCATTATCTAACAACACCAGCAGGTGATATCACAGCAAACTTTACAAACCTAGGCTTGACTGCCGAATATGCTACAAACCTAACAGTAGTAATTGATCAAGGTAATACAGAATACGAAATTACAGCAGTACAAATTGGTGGTGCGGCACAAACAATAGTTTGGCAAGGCAATAGTGCGCCAACAGGAACAGCAAACGGAGTAGACAGTTTTTCATTCACAATATTAAACGACGGCGGAACGTATGTTGTGCTAGGACAAATGGTAGCATTTGGAGGAGTTTAATAGATGCCTTTTATAGGAACTGTAACAGGTAGTTTCACAGCAGGACGTAGAGCAAACTCTTTTGGGGCGCCACCTTGGTCACCTGCAAACGATATCACAGCCGCACTTTGGTTAGATGCTTCAGATACTTCAAGTTATTCATTAAGTGGAAGTAACCTTAATACTGTTACAGACAAGTCAGGAAACTTCACTGTTTCAGTAGACGGTAGTCCAACACGAATCAGTAGTAGTCTTAACAGTTTAAATGTTTGGGACTTCGACGGTAATGAAAGTTTAATAACAAACTCAGGACCGTGGGCCAGCAGTGGTAATCACTGGGCCATAGGTGTGTTCCAATGGCATTCAACAACTTCTACCAAAGACAGTTTTTGGAGTGCTGATGGATCAAAAACTTATGCCGTTTCAAGTAGTACAATTGGCACTTGGGATGGCGAGATAGACTATGACGGTAGTAACAGTATCAGTAGTGGCCTTGCCAAAAACATCTTCACAGTAGGTATTAATAGTAGTACTTGGACGATTGTAAGTACGGTGTTCAATAAAACAGGTGGCCGAATAATTGGTAGACTGAACGGCACTACTAGAACTGGTGTAGACTCTTATGACAGTTCAATGAATACCAACGCAACTGATGTTCGTATGATGCGAAACAGAGCAAATGTAAAATTAGATGGACGTATGGCAGAATATTTCCACGTAGCAGGTGCTCCAGGTACAGGTGGAACAGATATAACTGATGTTGAAAAAGCAGAAGGTTATATTGCCCACAAGTGGGGTTTGGCTAGCAGTTTACCTTCAAGTCACCCATATAAAAGTGTAGCACCAACAGGATAAATATTACTATGAGCAATGATTTAGAAAATAAAAAACAGGCAGTCTTTAATTACGTTAGAACAATGCTCGGCGATGGTATGATCGACATTGAACTTGATCCTAACCATTATGATGTAGCATTAGAAAAAGCACTTGGCAAACTTAGACAACGTAGTGAAAACGCTGTAGAAGAATCATATGCTATACTAGAGTTTCAAGAAGACACAAACGATTATATTTTACCCAATGAAGTAATTGAAGTTAGAGAACTTTTTAGACGTTCAATTGGTTCACGTTCAGGTGGCGGAGATGGTGGAACATTATTTGAACCGTTTAACTTGGCTTATACAAATTCATATCTTTTAAGTTCATCACAAATGGGTGGACTTGGTACGTATTATGCTTTTGCAGGATATCAAGAACTAGTAGGTAAAATGTTTGGTAGTTTTATTAACTTTAAGTTTGATCCTGTAAGTAAGAAACTTACAATTATGCAACGTCCTAGATCAGACGAACAAGTATTAATGCAACTATATAATTATCGTCCAGACTTTAATTTATTAAGTGATCCATATGCTGGACAATGGCTTAAAGACTACACACTAGCAGTATGTAAATATATGCTAGGTGAAGCAAGAAGCAAATTTGCAACCATATCAACACCGCAAGGCGGAACTTCACTCAACGGTGATGCTCTCAAAGCAGATGCAATGGCCGAAATGGAGAAATTGGAAATGGACTTGGCAAATTACGTAGATGGTTCTAAACCATTATCATTCGTAATTGGCTAAAAAACACTTGACTTTCCTATACAATGACTATACAATTTAGAGATACTTTTAATAAGGAATCTTTTATGATAATTGGTATTTGTGGACTTATAGGTTCAGGTAAAGGAACTGTTGCAGACTTTTTAGTTGAACAACAGGGATTTACAAAACTATCTTTTGCAGACAAACTCAAAGACGGCGTTGCTAGTGTATTTGGCTGGGACAGAGAAATGCTTGAAGGCAATAACCCAGACTCTCGTGCATGGCGTGAAAAAGTTGATCCTTATTGGAGTACTGAAACAGGAAGTCCTGTTACACCAAGACTAGTATTACAACTATTTGGAACTGATTGTATGCGTAACGGATTCTACGATGGCATATGGGTTAGTTTAGTTAAAAAACAACTATTAGATAATCCACAAGGAAAATTTGTAATTCCAGATGTGCGTTTTGAAAATGAAGCAAATATGCTACGTTCAATAGGCGGATATCTTTGGCGTGTAAAACGTGGAGATGACCCTGAATGGTGGACTACTGCACAACATCAAATGCGTCAAGTTAATAGTAACAAAGGTGCTAAGAATATTGTAGTTGCACATAAAATGGAAGAAAATCATCCTGAAGTACACATATCAGAATGGGCATGGTGTAATGTTGATTTTGATGCTACTATTGAAAATAATGGTACTGTTGAATTCCTTAGAAATCGGGTGTTAAATCACCTTGCTTCCAAGTAAATCCTTCCTTGTGTAATACACGTTGACAATTAGCACATACTGTTTTAAGATTATTATGTCGACAGTTTGTTAGATTACCATCAATATGATATACTGCAAACTGTTCTTCATGCTTACTTGTAAATCCGCACTTGTCGCATTTATCTTTTTGTCTATAACCAAGTTGATGCCATAGTGGAACTGTAGGTGTTCTACCCCTTGCACATTGTTCGCATTTACTTCTATAATAAGTTTTGCGAGCCTTCTTATAATTAACTGCACAGGGCCTACGGTTGCATGTTTTACATAAAGGTCTAGTCATATACATATTTACCAGCCCTTTTCCATACCTTTTTCGCCATATGTAATACCGCAAATTTGCCTAACATGGCTAAATATGTTTAAGAACTTAATTTAAAGGAGTAACAAGATGGCACTTACATCACCAGGAGTTGAAGTTAGCGTAATAGACGAAAGTTTTTATACGCCAGCCGCGGCCGCAACGGTACCACTAATTATCGTAGCAACTGCCGCTAATAAGCCAAACGGCGCAGGTACAGGAACAGCACAAGGAACAATTAAATCTAATGCTGGTACACCATACCTAATTACATCACAAAGAGAATTAACAGAAACGTTTGGTAATCCAACGTTTTATACAGATTCATCTAACAATCCATTACACGGCAATGAACTAAATGAATACGGACTACAATCTGCATATTCATTCTTAGGTGTAGCAAATAGAGCATACATTGTAAGAGCAGACGCTGACTTAGGAGAACTTAAAGGTTCTGCATCAGCACCAGCAGGTACGCCAGCAGATGGTACATATTGGTTAGATACAAACGATTCATTATTTGGTATATTTGAATGGAACCGAGCAACACAAAAATTTACAAACAAGATTCCTTTAGTTCTTAACTCCGCTACACAACTTGTTAGTAATTTATCTTCCGGTGATCCAAAACCAAGCGTAGGTGCAAAAGGTGATTACGCAATCGTAACTGCTAGAACATCAAACGATGCTTACTATAAAAATGCAGATAATGCATGGGTTAAAGTAGGTTCAACAACTAGTGCAAACATTGCCGCTTTAACAAGTGGTGATTCAACTTTTACTTCAGATAGTTGGGCATCAAGTTGGCCAACAATACAAGGTACAGTAGCAAGTCCAACATTAGGAAATGGTCAAGGACTTGTAATTAACGGAACAAGTGTTACACTTTCAGGTACAACTGTTACTGCACTTGCAAACGCAATTAACGGTGCAAGTATAACAGGTGTTGGTGCAAAAGTTACAAGCACAGGCATTTTAGAAATATACAGTGACGGAACTTCAACTTCAGATGGTACTACAGATGATGGTGCTATTGTTATTGAAGATTTAGTAGGAAGTACATTAAAAGCAGACACTGGAATTACAGCAACTTATTATTCAGGTGCGGCTGTACAAATTTCAAAACACTCAAATGTTCCAACATGGAAGTCAACTGATACTGTAACAGTAGCAGGAACTTCTAGAAGCGGAATTAAACCAAGCGGAAGTGTTTGGATGAAAACTACTTCACCAAACTTAGGTGCTAATCTTAAAGTTCAAGTTTGGAATGACAGTTTAGGTGTGTGGTCAACAACAGTTGCTCCACTTTACAACACTAGAGAAGAAGCAGTAAACACAATTGATGCTACTGGTGGAACACTTATACCTGCAGGTACAGTATTTGCTCTTGCAAACATTACAGGCAGAGGAACATCAGAAGATAGTACAACAGGTGTTGAAAAACTTGTAAACTTTAAATTATACAGAAGAGTAACAAGTTCACCGACTAGCGTAACAGGTACTGAACAAGGTGCAAATCCAGTTGTTGCAACAGGTACACTTACAATGGCAGAAACAGATAACGGTAGTAACGTTTATCAAACTGCTAAAACTGTAACAGTATCAACAGCGACAGTTGAAGGAGTTGCGTCAGCAATTAGTGCGGCAGGCTTTGAACACATTACTGCAACAGTAAGTAATGGTTACCTTTCAATTAGTCATGCATTAGGCGGCGAAATTAAAATTACAGATGCGTCAAATATTTTAGCAAGTGCAGGTTACACAGCATGGGCACGTTCAAGTGCAGGTGTTGAAACAGGTACAGCAAATTATTATACAGCAGGCGCAGATGACAATCATTCACATATCATTAGTAACTGGAAACCACTTGTATACGAAGCAAGTGATAATGCTCCAACAGCAACTCCAGCAGATGGTACGTTATGGTATAACACTACACTAGACGAAGCAGACATTTTAGTACATGATGGAAGCAAGTGGGTAGGTTACTTAAACTACACACCATTAGCAGGTGCAACTGATCCTAAAGGACCTATTGTATCAGCAACTGCTCCATTAAAAACAGGTGGACAGTCAGATGCTAGTGATTTAGTTGAAGGCGATATTTGGATTTCAACTGCTGATGTTGACCAATACGGTGCAAAAGTTTACCGTTGGGATAATTCAGCAACTGAATGGGTATTAATTGACGTAACAGATCAAACTACAGAAGATGGAATTCTTTTTGCAGATGCACGTTACG